GGTTGATGGACAAGATGCCGGAATATCGTGGAGAGCATGAACGCATGTTGTGGGGCTTAGGTCTTGCGGGTAATGCGTTTAAAAAAGTTTACTACGATCCAACAAGTTGTCGCCCCGCTTCTATCTATGTACCTGCTGAAGATATTGTTGTGCCATATGGCGCAAGCAGTTTGGACTCTGCGGAACGTGTCGCGCATGTTATGCGCAAAACAGAAAATGAAGTTCGTAAATTACAGGCGGTTGGGTTCTATAGGGACATTGAATTAGGCGCTCCTGAAAGTGCTGCATATGTAGATGAAATAGAAAAAAAGATTGCAGAGAATATGGGGCTTAATGCTGCGTCCGATGATCGGTACACCATCCTCGAATTCCACGTTGATATTGATTTAGAGGGATATGAAGATGAGGATGACGATGGTGAATCTACAGGAATTGGATTGCCCTATATTGTTACGCTCGATAAAACCAACCAAGTAGTTTTAGCAATTCGTCGTAATTGGCTAGAAGATGATCCTAAGAAAATGAAACGGCAACATTTTGTCCATTACCCCTATATACCGGGATTTGGTTTTTATGCGTTTGGTTTGGTTCATTTGTTAGGTTCATTTGCAAAATCAGGAACGTCTTTAATACGTCAGCTTGTTGATGCTGGAACACTAAGTAATCTTCCCGGCGGTTTTAAAACTAAGGGGATGCGTGTTAAGGGTGATGACACGCCAATATCTCCTGCTGAATTTCGTGATGTTGATATTGCCAGCGGTGCGCTTAGAGAAAATATTATGCCGCTGCCTTACAAAGAACCAAGTCAGGTTCTATTTCAACTAATGCAAAGTATTGTTGAAGAAGGTAGACGGTTTGCGTCGATTGCTGATTTAAAAATTAGTGACATGTCGTCGCAATCGCCCGTAGGCACGACATTAGCAATTCTTGAACGCACATTAAAAGTAATGTCGTCGGTGCAATCGCGTGTTTACGCGGCAATGAAACAAGAATTTAAAATCCTTGCTCATATTATTAGGGAAGATACTCCCGCTGATTATTCTTACGAACCCATGCAAGGACGACCTTCCGTTAAACAGTCCGATTATGACATGGTGGAAGTAATTCCGGTTGCTAATCCAAATTCTTCGACGATGGCTCAAAAAGTTGTGCAGTATCAAACGGTGCTTCAATTGGCGCAAACGGCTCCTCAATTGTACGACCTGCCACAGCTACACAAACAAATGTTGGATACGATAGGGATAGATAACGTTAATAAACTTATTCCGACTGAAGAAGATGAAAAACCAATGGACCCAGTTTCTGAAAACATGGATATTATTACTGGTAAACCGGTAAAAGCTTTTATATACCAAGATCACGAAGCGCATATCCAAGTTCATTTAAATGCGGCGCAAGATCCTTACATACAGGGGATCATGCAAAATAATCCTAATGCACAAGGAGTAAACGCGGCTGGGCAAGCTCATGTTGCGGAACATGTAGCATTTTTATATCGCGCTAAATTGGAAGAACAACTTGGTGTACCACTGCCACCGCCTGATGAGCCGTTACCAAAAGAAGTGGAAATGGAACTTTCCCGTCTTGCAGCTCAAGCATCTCAAAAATTGTTGCAGGAAAACACAGCTCGGAAACAACAGGAGGCTGCACAAGAAGCTGCACAAGATCCAGTTGTTCAGATGCAACAACAGGAAATGCAAATCAAACAAGGAGATTTGCAGCGTAAGGTCACAAAAGACCAAACAGATGCGCAATTCAAACAGGCAGAACTTGCTGTTGATACGAAGGCTAAGGAAATGGAACTTGCCCTGGATGCGGAACGCATTCAATCGGAAGAAAAACAAACACTTGCAAAAATCCTAGCAGATAGCCATAAAGAAGAAGAAGTATTAAATGTTAAACAGTTGATTGAAGGAGCTAAAATGGGTATACAGAGCACTGCCATAAACAATAAAAAAGAACAAAATACCATGGAAGATAATGAATGAATGTTTTTGATTTAATTGATAAAGAAATAGTAGAGAAACATAATTCCTTGTTATCCGCTTTAAGCGCGGGCCATGTAAAAGACTACGCTGAATATAAATATATATGTGGCGTTATAAGTGGGCTTCTTGGTATTAAGGAATATGTTAATAGCATTAGAGAAAAATTAGAGGGTGAAGAATATGAGTAGCAATGCTGAAACTGTAGTAGATATTGGTGTTGAAGAAACAGCAACACAGCTACCAACCCCTACAGGGTGGAAAATTCTTTGCGCTGTTCCTGATATTGAAGATGAATTTGACAGTGGGATATTGAAATCAGAAGAAACCAAGCGTAATGAAGAGGTGCTATCTGTAGTCCTGTTTGTTATTGCGTTAGGGCGGGATTGTTATGCTGATAAAGACCGATTTCCATCTGGCCCTTGGTGCAAAAAGGGTGATTTCATTTTGGTACGCGCCCATACGGGGTCGAAACTTAATATCCATGGAAAAGCGTTTCGTTTAATTAATGATGATGCTGTGGAAGCAGTAGTACAAGATCCCCGTGGGATTCATAGGTAACAGTTGTTTAAAATCAAGAGGATAGTTCTATGCCACAAACAGCATTAGAAGAGACAGAATTAACTGAATCTGTTGTAGGCGCTCTACCAGAAGTTGAGCCAGATGAAAAACTTGAAGAAAATCAAGAGTTTGAAGTCATTATTGAGGATGATACGCCTCAAGAAGATCGTCAACGCGATCCAATGCCAGAAACTATTGTCGATGACCTCGAAAATGATGAATTAGAGGAATACTCAGCCGAAAAAACCAAACAGCTTAAAAAAGTTTGGCACGATGAACGCCGTGCAAAGGAAGCAGCAGAACGGGAACGTGAAGCTGCGGTTGCTTTTGCCAAACAAATAATGAGCGAAAACAATGCGTTAAAGCATGATCTAGGTAGAGGGGAGGAAATGCTGGTCGGTACAGCTAAAACTTCTGCTACTAATGAACTAGAAGTTGCTAAGAAAAATTTTAAAGAAGCCTACGACGCTGGGGACGTAGATGCAGTAACAAATGCGCAGGAACAATTAGTTTCAGCAAAGATGAAACTCCAATCGGCTGAAAATTATGTTACACAATATGATCCAGAGGCTTTACAAAACGAACAAAATAATATAAATAATGCTGTAGAAGGTGATTGGTCTGCACAACAGGTTCCTCAACAGGAACTACCTCTACCAGATGAAAAGGCCGTTGCGTGGCAAAAACGCAATCCTTGGTGGGGTCAAAAACGTGATATGACCAGCCTTGCGTTTGGTTTGCATGAAGATTTAGTTATGAACGGTGTAGACCCAACGTCTGATGAGTATTATGAAAGCATAGATACAAATATGCGGAAAAGGTTTCCTGAAGAGTTCAAACAGGAAGCAGAGGAAGAAACAAGTTCACCAAAACGAACGAGAAAGTCCCAAACGACTGTGGTTTCCCCTGTTAAAAGAACCACTGGTTCAAGGAAAGCAGTGATAACAGCATCAGAAAAGAGACTTGCAGACAGACTACAGCTTACACCCGAAGCGTATGTAGCTGAAAAACTGAAATTGGAGGCACAACATGGCTGAAGGTACTAGACCCGTAGGACGACCCCCTCGCGAAAGTAGGGAGGGAGAAGTTCGTGCTAAAAAGGAACGTCCAAAAGAATGGACGCCTCCTGAGTTGTTACCGAGTGTAGATGAAGAAGATGGTTATTCTTATCGCTACATTCGCACAGCTACAATGGGCCAACCAGATCCTAAAAATGTGTCTGCTAAATTTCGGGAAGGATGGGAACCTGTAAAAGCTTCGGAACATCCAGAGGCTTTTTCAATGGCCGACTCCAATAGTCAATTTACTGATGTCATAGAAGTTGGTGGGCTTCTTCTTTGCAAAACAGACGAAGGACTTACCCAACAGAGAGATGCGTATGTTGATAATAGAACAAATCAAGCTACGCAATCTGTTGATAGTAATTACATGCGTGAAAATGACCCTCGAATGCCTTTGTTTAAGGATAAGTCAACTAAAGTGACTTTTGGTTCTGGGAAAGGAAACGCATAATTATTTAACGTAAGTTTAAAGAGGACTTGAGTATGGCTACTTCTGCTACTCCCTATGGGCTAAAACCTATAGGTCTAATAGGTGGGCAATCCTATGCAGGCTCCACCAGACAGATAAAAATTGCATCTACGTATGGCACTAATATATTCACCGGTAGCATTGTTAGTATCGTTGCTGCGGGAACGTTGGAAATCGTTACTACTATAGGTAGTAATGCTTCGCAGTTTCCTGCCGGTACTGTTGGTGTCTTTGTAGGTTGCTCTTACACTGATCCAAGCACTTCCCAGAAAACTTTCAAACAATATTGGCCTACTGGTACAGTAGCTACTGATGCTGTTGGATATGTCGTCGATGATCCTGACGTACTATTCATGGCGCAAGCAGATGCGACGGTTCCACAGACAGCTTTGGGAATTAATTGCCCACTTGCTGCTGTTCAATCAACTAGTACAGGCTCAACAACTACAGGTAATTCTACTTCCGCCGTAGACGCGACAGTGGCTGTGACGACAGGAATTGCCTTCAGAATTGTTGATTTTGTTGATAGTACAACATCCACTGTAGGCGATACTTATACTGACTTA